CATCTGCTTTTCGTAAGGATATACCTTCACGTCCGCTCACGATTTGTAAGGCTATACTCTGACTTGTGTCTTCAAAGACACTAAGTTCTGTTGTCAAGTTTTCTGCTCCAAATACTTGACGTAATGCATTGAGTTCTTCTTTGAATTTGTAGAAGATTCCTATCTTCTTTCCTTTAAATTTTTCCTTAATAAATTCTGCCTTGCTTGTGTCAAGAACAGTAGAGTTTCCTGACTCAAACTTTATTGTGCCTGAATATAGTTGATGAAGTTTCATCATAAGTTTCACAGGAGTATCAGCTAATATAACCTCATCCTTTCCCTCTACCACTAAGTTCTTTTTTAGTTTAGCGGTAAGGGTATAGATAATCGGTTGAAGTTCTACCTCAAGCACGTGTTCTCTTGTGTCAACCTTAAACCCCGCCTCCTTCTGTGAGTATGATATGGTGTGCTGCTTCATTGCATCTAAGATGGTATCCATTCCGTTGGAGTAATCCTTAATCATCAAACCATTTATCCTTCTCTCTCTAACATTCACGTAGTCATCACAGAATCTGTAGAAGTTTTTGTATGAGGTGAATGGATTTTTCTTTATGCCATACACTTGATGATACATCTGACTGTATGATTCAGGAGTTGGTGTACCTGATAATAGTATTACATATGGCTGATGCTTTGATATGATTTCCTTTACTTGCTTTGCACGTTTACTTGGTTTTGGAAACGCACCCATACTGTGTGCCTCGTCAAGTATTATAAGCTGATACTTACCTGTGTCTTCAACCTTGTGTAGTGATTCGTAGTTGATTACGTCTAACTCAAAGTCAGGGGCAAGTAGTTCATAGTCACCCTCGATACTTGATATAGCTTTCTTTTTTGTAACAAACAAAACGTGGTCCACGGTCATAAGGTTCGCTGCACTTAGACTTGTTAATGTCTTTCCTGTTCTTACTTCCATAGCGAGATATACAAACCCATTGGTAAATAAATGTATACAAGAATCGGTGGCTATCTTTTTCTGATAATCTCTTAGTGTTATTTTAGATTGCTTTTCTTCCATTTGTTTTTTGTAGTAGGCAACAGATTTGTTTGCCATTTCTTTTATCTCAGGGTAAACATCGTATCTATCTATTCTAATCTTCTTAGCGTTACGACCTCGTCCCTGTGTTATTTCTTTCTTCTTGTTTAATATACCCTGCAATAACAATGCTTGTTTGTACATCATCTCGTTACTGTATCCCGGTATACGTGGCATTACTTTGATTCCATTATTTTTTTTAGTTCTATACATTTCTCATACTCTTCTATTGATTGGAAGTAATAAATCATATTTGTTACCTCCTCTTTCTTTAACGGCTTAGCAGGATTGTGGACGAGAAACCCAAAGTCTGTCATGAGTATCTCGCCCGCATCCAATTTATTTACAATGATGTCATATGAATTTCTCATAGCAACATCAAGTATGTGGTCTTCGTCCAAGTAATCCATCATATCTCCATTGTTTGTTGAGGTTCTACCTGTGGCTTAGGAATTATTCTCAACCATCTTCCGCTTGGGTCACGCCCCTCTTCGGGCTGCATACCTGTAGTAAACAATGCATAAGCAACAAGCCACTTATAAAATCGTGTACGAGATATAGTCATCTTTGCTTTCGGGCCGTAGTCAGGATACTCGCTAATGAATTCCAAGTACAAGTCTTGCTTCATAAGTTTATGTCCTTCACGTAGCAGTTGATTCTTTTGGTGACCTTGCACCAACCCACACCACTCGATAAAGTCGTGAGCAGTTTCTGCTGATAGTTGTCGAACCTGTAGGTTAACAAACTTACTCTTAACTAATCCTGTTGTCAGATAATTTCTTAAGCATTCAACCATATAGTTATCGAACAAGCACCAATCATCATCATCCCAATCAGCAAAGAAGTGTTTACCAAACTCATCTAACGGTGTATTGTTTTTATTGTAGTGTTGATGAAGTTCAATCTCCCACTTACGTCTTGCAAATGAATTACCGCTACCCTTGATTGCGTAGTTGGTGGTGATTGCAATCTTTGGAGACTTGGCAAATGGTATCTTGATTGCATCCTTGTTCTTCTTCTCTAACGTTAGACCCTCTGTAACCACAGAGAATAACCTTTCAAAGTCAAAGTTCTTTTTAACATCATCAAAGCATAGCACTTGGGTATCTGCTGAAACTGTTTGATATGGAAACGAGCGCTCAAAAGCAAATGCTTTACCATCTATAACGACAAGCTTTTTCATTTGAGACAGAGCGTTCATAAACAAACCCTTTCCTGTACCACCCTCAGGGTTATCGCTAATCACCTCATCATTTAAGATTACTGCAGGACAGTATGATAGGTTCTTGTATCCGTGCATCAAGAATCCAATGGTACTCTCCATCGTTTGAATTCTGTTGACATCATCACCACAGATACGTGAGATAAACTTTCTATACACGCACTCATCAAACTCACAGATGTTAAACTTACGGTCTATCACGTGGTCTTTCCAAACGTATCCACCAAGGTCTAAGTAATCAATAGGTTCAACCGCATCCTTGGTAATCCTAACTGCGCAGTTCTTGTAGTATAGGTATGATGTATCCTTGGTATCCTCAATAAAGTAAATGTCAATTGTATTGAGCAGCGTGAGAAACTCTTCTCTAAAATATCTTACGTTGTCTGCAAAATAGTTGTAGATACTAAGGTCATCCAAGTCAATGAGGTGATTTAAAATAAAATCCTTTATCTCCTTCTCTGATGTATGGTCGATAAGGTTATTAGTTACACGTACAAACACGTAGTTCTTACCACCCTCAGGACAATACTTATAGAATCCATTGTCTTCTAAGAATTGTTTGAATAGAATATGTACAATCTTTATCACACCCTTCTCGCTCTTTGTCCAAAAGCTTTGTGCCGAGTTCTCTTTTTCTACCCTGTTGATTACAGACTCGATTGTCTCGCCATCAAGACCCGACTCTTCCAATTGATGGCGGACTTCCTTTTTTGATACACCTCTCCGTAATTTAGTTTTTATTTGATTCACTCTGTCTTCGTCCTCGTAATACTTCGTACCAAAGTTGCTTGTGTTTGCATATGCTGAATCAATTGTACGTGTAATCTCTGACTGAGGAAAGTCTTGAGTAGCATATTGATTGAGTACGTATCCTGCTAATGATTTGTTGATACCGTAATCATTGAATGCCATTGCCAAAACAAAACAGTTTTGGTTTCTCTGACCCTCAACCATTGGGTACTTCTTTGCCCACCACTTCACAAGGATATCAACCACCTTGTTCTCATCTGTAATTGGGATAGTTGGTCTGTCTCTGTGTGAATGTACCTCTGTGTATTCAGGTTCATCTACCTTATCCCACACAGAAGAGTTCTCATTGATATAGATAAGTGGGTCATATGATTCATAGCACACACGTGATACGTTCTTACACATCTTATCAAAGTGTGGTGAATCAAAGTGTTTCTGTAGTGCGTTGAAATAGTTTATATGATTGTCTACATCTGCAGGTATCTTAACCAATGCTTTCAATCCATTGCCTGATGGTGAAATAAATACAGAGAAAATATATTTGTCTTTGGTTAGGTTCTCCTTGTCTTGGAGTAGTTCCTTTTTCTTTTCGTAGTCATCAAAGTCTAAACAAATAAAACCGCTATGGTCAATCAATGATTGGTCGGTTCTCTTTGTGAAATTACCACTAAAGCAAATTGCAGGTAGCATTTTCTTTAGTTCGTTGCGCTCAGTTTTATTCTTCTCCAAGCGTATGCGCTTGATTAAATCCTTTTGCGCTCCATTTTTTATTCTGTTGAGTACAACCCCAACCTCTCTATGAAATGGTGTCTCTGTTTCTTTAATGTTTTTAAATATGGTGATTGTTCCTGTCATTACTGTGCTGATTTAATGTTGATTTTGATTCTGTAACTTATTGATTCTCAGTAACCCTGTCGTTAATGTCGTTTTTATTTTCCTGATATGAAGAAATAAAAAAATAAATATATAATTACTACTACTACTATTAGAGTAAAAAAATATCGGCAGGATTTATAGCCAAAAAAAGGGGAGCGGACTCCCCTTCCTTTGCTATAGTAGTTGGTTAGAACGGCAGGTCAGGTTCTACTTCCTGTTGCACCGCCTCTTGTTGTGGTGCTTGTGCCTGTGTGTTCTGTGGCTTGGCCTCCCAAGTGTCTAACTCGCAGTAATACTTACCGCTTTTTGAAAGTTTTACATCAAGGTTTACCCAACCATTCTTAGCATTGGACTTCATCCATACGACTGCATCCTCTACTTTAATTGACATACGTCCCACGACAAAGTCGGGGGCATTTTCGTTTCTCTTAAATGAGAAACCATCTGCAAAGATTTTTTCTTGTTGTTGCATAATACTAATTAATTTTAATTTGTTGCTCCAATGTATTGATAAGGTCGAGAATGATAATATCTTTCTCTTTACGTGTTCTGCAGGACATTGGAACGGTAACCCACATCATACGCTTTTTCTTTGGTGTCTTTGAAGACACTAATTTATAGATAGTCTTCCACATAATAAAAGTTTATATCATCAGTAGCATCATCGCTAAAGAATTTATGGTAGACTTCAACCGCTCGCTTGACTTTATCCCGGCCACCTTTAACAAACTCTTCAGTTGGTCTGAAGATTCCGAGCATCTCGTTGGTCTTGTCAATCACATAGAACACTAAGGGTTTACCAAATAGTTGTTGGTAAATATAGCATTGGCTATCGTAATTATACTTACGTGCCGACCATTTGAAATCAGAAATCTTACTTGTAGTCTTGATGTCAATAAGCATTTCAGGGTGTACGATATCTGCCTTGCCCTTCCACATTAATCCTTCAATCTCTCCAACGGCAGGCACTTCATACTCGTTGCCATCGTTTCTGATGTCATCATAGAAATCCATATTGCCCATCATCACATCAACAAGTTTACGAATCTGTAGATTCTCTTTCTCAAGTAGAGCAAAGTCAAGATTCTTTTCTGCAATAAACTCCTTGTATGCTTTTGTGTTGCGGGAAGATACATCCACAAACTCCCAATCCTCTGCCTTGTGTGGCTCAAGAATAAGTTGGTGGAAGAGCCGACCCTGAGCGAATGCTTGGTTATCGGCTCGGCTCACACCAAACTCTTTTGGATTGGTTAGTAATGTACCTATGTCTGAATTGGAAAGATACTGCTTTCCAAACTCTCCGTAGTATTGAGAGTCGTCTCTAAGTTTTTCTAATACACTATCCATCTTACTTCGATTTAATTACGTTAGCGATTTCTTTCTTAGCTGCCGCACCAATCTTGTACTTGCGCTGCAGTTGGTCACCGATTTTCTTGAGTCCAAGTTGTTTGTTCTCAGACACGTACTTAAGAACCTTAACCCAATTGTCATCGTCAACCTTAAGTTCAATAAGCGTTGGAGTTGATGTTGCTTTCTTTACAGGTGCTTTGGTGGTTACCATTTCGGGAACATCCTCGCCTGTCCAAAGAGACAACCCAAGACCGTGCATTGCAATTGCTTTTGCAGTTGAACGTTGGATAGTTTTGTTTACATCTGTAGCAGTTACCTTGTCTACAGGTAGCGCATTGTTTCTGTAGTCCATCACAGGTAGGTAGTCGATATGCTCCATACCATTTACTGTGATGCCCACCTTTACCCAAGCCGAACGACCATCGGTAAAGTAGTTCCATCCTGTTGCAGGGTCTTCGTAAACATTACGAGTTGCTTCAGGATAGTTTTGCTTGAGCATATGCCAAGCGTTAGCCCAAGACAGATAGTCCATCTGTCCTTTTCTCTCAACCTTTTCACGCACATTGATTGCTGAAAGGTTTGCATAAGTTGATTTTGATTTGACTGTGTTTGCCATTTGAATTTAATTTAATTGATTTAACTTTTCTTTGATTTCGTTGTACCGACCAAGTATTCTTTCTCGATACGATTTGTACGACTGTATTGTCTTTGTACTATTCTTTCCGTTGACTTCATTCCTGATTCGTTCTTGAATGCTATCAAGTTTTGTACGATAGTTAGACAAAGCTACAACATAAACTCCATTTCTCCAACCTTTTTTGTGAAAAACTTCAAGTTCTTGTGGATTAATCTTGGAATAGTAGTTGCCTCCCCTCATTGTATTTAGGATTACAACCTCTGTTGTTTCATCATCTCGTACAATCTTAACTCCATAAACGAGTCTTGATTTATAGCCATCACCATCAAGGATTACTGCATAATCATCTTCTAAAGATTGATTCCATATATCCTCTAAGCTATACCTCTTCATACGTAAGTCTTTTTACAACCTCAACGTAGTCTGTATCTTTTGATAGTCTATTCTCAACCACGTTTATACCGTGGATGATTGATGAATGTGCTATTGGATATCCGTTGTCTGTCATATACTCTTGGATATACACTACACGCATTGGTCTTTTGTAGCACAGGTAATAAAGCATATGCCTTGCATCTACAATATCACGCCTCTTGTTCTTGGTAAATAAACTTTCTTTATCGATGTTGAATAGTTCACATACCACCTCTACATACTGATTAAAAATATTTGCTTTCATTCAATTGTTTTTTTTCTGCTCTCGTAGTCCGAAAAGATTTCTCCGAAGTATGAGAACAGGTCGTTTAAAATTAAAGTTGTGCGGTCTGATTGTGTCTTTGAAGACACTCGCTCTCTTGATTCCCACTCCTGTACCTGATAGGTATCGTCAAGATATTGGTCATCGATTTCTTGTTCACGCATCTCGGTGAACATCTGCTTTGATTTTGACATATGATTTTGATTTAAAGTTGGGTAGTGTTTGACACCCACCCAATGTTAGACTTTGATTTTTCTTCTTCCGATAGTATCAGCAGCACCAAGTACCCGCACAAATCAAACAACGTGTCTTCTGTTTCATCGTTGATTCCTCGGTTCTTTATTCGTGCTAACTTGTCATCTATCCTTGCACGTAGCGAATCACTTGCGTTGCCCTTGCTAAAGATATTGATTGGTTCAAGTGCTGAGTTACCATAGGCATCGTTCTTTTCTTGGAGCATCTTACAAACCTTGTCTGTAACCTCCTTGATTCTTTGCTTACTATCCTTCATAACTTGATATCATTTTCCAAATGTAACCTTCAATCTTTTTTAAGTCCATCGACCTCTTACCTCTACCCTTATTCTCGTACTTGAGTAGGTAGTTGCCATCGCTTAGCATCTGCACGTAGTGTCCACCAATGTACTTGATTACATCAGTACAGTTCTTGTGGAGTTCCGCAAACCTATGTATGCTTTGATAGTCATCTCGCTTCATCATCACACCTGTGTCTGCGAAGTCTGAGATAGTTAGTTCTTCCTTGTCTGACATTCTTTGTAGTCGTTGAATGTACTTTACGTTGTGAGGGTCTGACATCTTCGTGTACAGAATCTCGTCTCTGATTAAATGTTTCATACGATTTAATTTATTTCGTTAATACCGCAAAGGATTGCATCCCCCACGATGGGATGTCCTGCGATTTCAGTTGCTTGATTGTTTCGTGGAAGTCCATACAGTAAACCTTCTTCGTTTACTATTAAGACCTTGTCGTTCAGATAAACAAATTCAACATACCCGCCAACGAGTTCTTGCATTTGTTTTAATGAGTTGATTTTTACATCACGTTCTCTCGAACCATTTGATTTTAATACTACTGCCATTGTAAAATGATTTAATTTGTTAAACGAAAATAACACAAAATTTAGACACCACCAAATTTTAGGTCGGATATTTTTACATACCAATAGCCGTTGATTAGTTCCTTGTCTGTGTCTTTCCATATGGTACGTGGTCTATTCTCTGCGGGGAGATGGCCTACCTCGATGCAAATCCTTACACCGAGGTTTACTGCTTCATCAATCTCTTCGTGTGATTCAAGCATAGAATCTGAACCATCATCGTAAACTGCAAAGAGTTCGTGAGCCAACCAATATTCCTCACGTTTCTTGTGTCCGTGCTTCATCGCTTCAGTTACATCCAACCAAACGAAGTTGTCTTTTGTTATATGAATTCCCATTAGCAATGCCCTCCATACTTTACGTCACCCATCTCATCGTACACATCGTAACGGGTTTCTGATTCTTCTTCTTTCCAAACCATACCGTTGTCTGTCGTGACACCGAATCCATATTCAGGTTTGGCATTATCTAAGTTGTCGTCAAGTTCATCCATAAATAGATGCTCGTTGTCCCACAACCAATCCTGTACGTTCTCATCTTCTACGGTAGAGGGAACGTTAACCTCAACAGTTGCCACCTTGTGGTATACTGCCCGTGTAGTTACTATTACTTTTTTCATTTGATTTTATTTAGATATTAAAAAAAGCAGGAGTGTCTTTGAAGACACCCCCGCATTGGATTTAGTTTTGGTATTTCAAAACCTCATCCTCTTTGAACCAACCACCACAGGAGGAACAATAATAATTTGAGAATCCATCGAATTCTACATCCCCGTAACAATCAATGCACGTGGGAGTATCCGAAGTTGGGAAGTCATTGTCATCCCAACCAATGTCAAAGGTTTGGTGTATTGGTTCTACCTCAACCTCATCTTTAATACCTCTGTCAAATAAGGTATGCTCGTATCGTGATGACTGCTCATACGATTCTTGTATTGGACTGTTGCCTGCCTCCTTAACTCTGTTGAAGTATATCCAACAGGTCACAACCTTTCCGTTGTTTAGCTTAACAGGAATCTGTTCACGTCTGTACCATCTTGGATGACCCTCAAGCATATCTAACTTTTTAAATGTAACATCGCTTACTTTAAACACGTCAACCTTTACGTTGTAACCCAAACCTTTTTGTTTGAGTAGGTATGGCAGGCCATCAACAATCAAAGGATACTTGTCTTGAGTTTTCCCTGCGCCTACGTGCTTTGATGATGTAAGGTAATTGTAGTAGTTATTGAATCCCTTCTTAAGAGTTCCATACACCGCAACCAAGTTATCTTGTAGGACGTTGGCTTTTGAATACCATATCCCATCACGATATGTGTATAGGTTTCTGTTGTAGATTTGAAACGAACGTGTTCGTGTATTGATGCTCACGAATCGTGAGTCGTACTGCTCAAGTTCTTTCTTCCAATCCTGACGTGGTACATTACCAAGTGACTTAGCAAGAACCTTGCTATCACATTCGTCTGCAGTTCCAAGACCCTTGATAGTTCCGTTCTGCATTAGTAGTTCATCTTTGTTTGCACCACATCTAAATGGGTGAGTGTTTGACAATCCAACCTTACCTACTGTAGCATATCTAAAGTGAGCAATGAATGGTCTCTTTGTTAAGAGAAGTTTGTACTCGTTTGATTTGTGATACGTGGTCTCGAATGTATCGAGCCACACAATTCCTAATCCGTGAGGATTAATTTTCGCTGAAGTCTTAGCGATTTCTTTGGACATTACGTTGTCCTTTTGTTTGATAATAATTACACACATAGTGATTTGATTTGTGAGGAGTGTCTTTGAAGACACAGACCTCTGATTAATGTTTAATTCTTGTACAAATATAGTCTAATTTATTTGACTATCCAAATTTATTTTATCTTTTATTCTGTTCCAATACGGGAGCGTTGATTCTTTTAGGTGACCTCGGCCACCTCCGTTCCACTTTCTTGCCACCACCTCTGCAAATTCCATAAACTCTTGGTCTTCACAACAAGGGATTTGCTCAGCCATAATATCAAACATCTCGATAGACTTTTGTCTGTCCCATCTATCATCCAACGTGTACCTGAACGGAGCGTTCCACTTACGTAGCTTTCTATTCACCTCACGTACCATAATAGGACGTATCTGTAGGCAACCTGCGGCTTGTTCTTTTATGTTGTATGCATCGTCACTACCTCTGCTCTCAACATAGATTACTGCGTTTACAAAGTCATCCCAAGTTGGTTCTGTTTGTGTCTTTAAAGACACAACCTCTACTGAAGTTGTATCTTCTTTAACACGTTGCTCTTCCAACCTTTCGATTGCTCTTTCAATAACCTCTTCATCAGGTTCGTCTTGCATCAGCCAAGCGAATGACATTGCAATTAGTATTGTCCAAAGGATTGTGCCTGTAAAAAGGAACAACCATACGAGTGCGCTCTTAAAACTTTTCATCTTCCTGTATTGTTTGTGCGACTGCATCAGCAATCTGTTCGTTAATGTGTTGGATAATTGTATCCTGTATGTCCTCAAGCAGGCATTCAAAATAGGTTCTCAAATCTCTGTCAGATTCACCTGCGATTTGATAAAACTTTTCCTGCTCTGTTTCTGATAATAACTCTACCGCATTGCGGATGTCTGTTGTGTACCAAGTAAAGGCACTTTGATTTTTGATTTGCATTACTGATAAATTTTAATTAGTCCTTCGTTTAATTTCTCTGCGTACTCGTTGGCCTTCTTGCGTGACCAAGTCATATACCTGTTTGGTTTCTCGTCAAACAATTGCTCGCTGACATCGTCCCAACAGGATTCAACAACCACGTAGCGTTCAGGATTTTCTCCGTTGCTCACGAGTAAGTTGTACTCTGCGTGATTCATCGTCTCCTCGATGGTGAAGTACGTGTCACCCTCATTGAACGGGTATGATGTGTACCATACCTCGTCCAACAAGTAGTTCTTAGTTCTACAGATGTAGTCAATGAAGTTGTCAAGATGTCTCATATCTTTAAACTCACGACTCATTGTCCATATACCTTTGCCACCATTGTATCGTGGCTTTCCTGTTTCAAATTGAAGTGTTGCTTTCATTGTTATTTAATTTTAAATGGCTTAAAGTTTTGATAGATGCGGAAACCTTTTATGATTTCCTCTTCCCAACCACTTTTATCAGTCTCCATATAGCGGTCTGTCTCCACCTCGAAGATGAATTGACCATTGCTACGTAGGTACGTGATGTTCCTGTTGTTCAGAAATTTGTCGGTCAAGATATTAGATATCTTTGCATCCTTCGATTCGCTGACATCTTCAAGCAATAGCATATTGCCATCGCTCTTTGACCTGTAGTTGGCGTAGTGCTGAGTGTACAGGTACTGACCCGTACATCCGCAAGCACAAGCGTTAAGTCTACCCTTGTAGACACTTTCGATTTTGTTCCATTCAATTGTGAAGTCACGAGGTTCAACCTCGAATGGTGTGACGTTTTTGATTTTAAATTCCATTTTTTATTTTGATTTGTGATTGTGTCTTCAAGGACACTATCGGTTTAATACTGCGGTTAGTTTACTGCGGTCAATCCAAGGATACTGAGTGATGTTCTCGTTGTATACCCTATCGATGGCCTCCCATTTTGAGTGCGCAGGGAAGACCTTGATAAGTCTTCCCGCATAACGCACCTTGTAATACCTCTTGCGCTCCATTACTTTTTGAATAACTCGTGGTAGAACAATGAACCCGATGCGAACATCAAGAACGTGATGAATCCGCACACGATAGTGAAGTACAAGTACGACACAAACGAGTGGCTTAAGTCCCCGTACAAGGCGTATAGTAAACGTCCTGCTGAGGTGTAGACAAATAAAGCGGTTAATACTGCGATTACTTTTCCTGTGGTTTCTAAAATTGATTTCATAAAATGTTGATTTAAATAAATTAATGTTACCTGTTTCGACCTTTTGGTCTCATCAGCGCAGGCACACACCTGCGGACAGGGAGTAGTGTCCTTGAGGACACTACCCGTTCTGCTTACGCTCTGTACCCGTTTCTCAGCAGGTCTCTGTCGTAGTGGCTTTCCGCATCCAATCGTCTCATAGGGTCAACGAAGTTGATGACCCCACGATTGATTCTGCCTGTCTTGATGTACTTGTTGAAATGCTTTGCGATTTCAAGAATCTCATCAGTCTTGGCCTCATCGCCATTGTACATAGACTTGACAATCGGACGAACCTTTTTGAGCAATGATGCGTGACTGCCATTTGGATTGTTGATGCTGAAGTCCATAATCGTGTAGAACAATTCGTAACGTCTCATCATCTGCTTAACCGATTGAAAGCGTGACACAAGGCGTACCTCAATCACGTTGGATTTCTGTTGTACTGCCACGTAGCGTGTACCTCTAAAATTGGTCTCCATACGTGGGTTAGCATTGCAGTAACGATTGCCTAAGCGCTTGCGGAACAAAGCGAACACGATTGCAAGGTTCTCACGTGTAGCGTTGAATAATTCCTCTCCTGTCATACCCTCGCAAGACAAGGTCACGTGACCTCCACAACGATAGTCAGATGGCGAGTAAGAGTCCTCGATTACTCTACGTGCATCGTGCATCATTGAGAATACCTTGTTTCTCCATTGGCCTGCAGGTAACAAAGGCAAGATGTTGCTAACTGCCTCGTACCCACAAGATGAGTCACGTTCGAATCCTGCGAAGAGCGGTGTGTTACGTACTGCCCCACGTGAAAAACGATTCTTCTCGACCTCGAACCCAATACCGAATTTGCATTCAGCATCGCCTGTCTCAAGCATTGTAAGGTTTCTGCGGTCTACTGATTTCAGTTGAGCGATGTCAGTATTCTTTGCTCCTTTGCGGTAGTCAATCACACCGACACGTGATGTGTAGTGGTATCCGTTTACACGTCCTCTGTGGTAGTTTCCGTTCTGAACGTGTTGGTCGTTCTCAAAAATCTCTGTGTAGTTAATTCCGTTGTTCATTTTCTGTGGTGTTGTGGTAGTGTCCTCAAAGACACTACCGATTATTGATTTCTGTTTATGCTTCAAATGTTCCGTTAATCATTGCAAGAACCTCACGAACCTGTTCCGCAGTATTGCGAGTGTGAACCTGTCCGTTGGCATCGATTCTCCAAGCAACGTTGTCCCCGTTCGGATTGCGGAACGACAATGTAATTAAGGTCTCTACTCGCTCACGTTGTGTCGCTTGCTCTGTGGCCTCTTCGATTGCCTGCTCTACTGCTTCGTTGATTTCCTCTTCTGTGGCATCCTCTGAATGCTCTAATGAATCAAGGTCAATGTCTCTGCTGAACTCCAACAGACCTGCCAACGAGCGGTTTGCCTGCTCACCTAATCTGTCACACGTTGTGTTGAATGCCTCAAGGATTCGTGGGTCAAGGTTAGCTACCTTGATGACCTTGTAGAAGTAAGACTTTTGCCATCCGAAGACCTTAAGACCGAAGTCCGCTTTTGACCATTGGATGCCCTCCTCACGAAAGACCTCTTTGCCCTCTGACGAATCGAACCAATTGACTGCCTGCTTAACAAGACCTGCCATTGACATTGTGTGCTCGAATTTGCGCTTTTGAGCATTGGCAACGTTGCGCTTTGCTCGTTTGATTTCGTTGAGGTTAATTGCCTGCTTGACCTGTGGTAGGTTCAAGAATGCTGATTCGATTGATAGTAAATTGCTCATAATTTGTTGTTTTTTTGAGTTAATTTGTTGATTTTCAGTTACTTACGTTAATTTTAGTGGGGCTTTATCTCCCCCGTTGGTACAAATATAGACTATTTCTTTGATATAACAAGCACAAATCTTGTCTAATTCTATTCTTTGTTGCGCTTACTGATTACGCACGTCTGTTCACGTAGATTTATTTAGGTCAGAATTTTTTCGTGCAGGGGCTAACCGATATCTCTGTATGTCTCGCATCGGGAAACGGGGAACGGGGAACGGGGCGCAGGGTCATTGTGTCCTTGAAGACACTAAACTTGAACCGATAGTTTTGGTTCTCATCGTGTGGACGTGGGGCGCAGGGGTGCACACGTCAACAAGGGGGGCAGGGGGTACAGGGGGCGCAGGGCGAACGGGGGCACGGGGGCAGGATTGTGCAGTAAGGCAGGCCGTCACAACAGGCCGTCAGAAAAACGGCAAAAAATCCGAGCGGGACGATTGAAAGCCGACCCCCACCCCTCGAAAAAAAAGCGAGTTCCGTAGCGGGCCGGCGCGCGCGTGGCGGGGGGGAACCCGATTACTACACATATCTAATAAATTTTTCGTATCTTTGACTGATGAAAGACTACGTCATCGCAATAGAAAACAGAGTACCTGTAGGCTTTGCATTAGGTTGGGCTTGGTACAAACGTGATGAGGAGTTTGACTATGGGGAATTTATCCTCTATTTAGGTTTGATAGCGATAAACGTAAAATATAACTAAGATGAAAAAATTTGGCGGAGTATATAAGAAGACACTACCTCAAGGGGTAACAGGAATTCAGCAAGCAATAGATGTTCAGAAGGTAAAGAAACAATCTGACAAGGTTAATTCAATTGCACGAGGAATGGTCAAGGCTGATATTATCGCCACACGAATTAAGGAAATGTTTTGATTTGATATACTGTTGATTTGATTTGAAAGAGAGGAGCAGAGATGTTCCTCTTTTTTTGTGCCGGATATCGGAGTCGAACCGATACGGACTTTTCAGTCCAACAGATTTTAAGTCTGTCGTGTCTACCTATTTCACCAATCCGACATTCCTCATTACAGGACTTGAACCTGTGACTGTCATCGTATAAGGATGCTACTCTAACCAACTGAGTTAAATGAGGAGGTAGTACCCCCTATAGGACTCGAACCTATAACCTACACATTAGAAGTGTGTTGCTCTATCCAATTGAGCTAAGGGGGCTTATGCTGATTATACTATAACAATGTCATATTACTGTCGTTTATATGTCGTTTATTAATAGCTAACTAACTGATTATCAATACTACTGTCGATAATGTCAATTTTAAAGTCAAAAGTTACAGTAAGAAAAATAATAATACTACTACTACTACTACTACTATAGGAGAGAAGAAAAACGACATTAGACGTTTCTTGTACAATTATTAGACACTATATCTATTCACGTATAAAATTACAACAAGCTACCCAAAATATATGCGTTAGCATACAAAAAACTTTAGTATATTTGTAAAAAATCAAATAATATGAATGAAATCGGATACTCCCCAAAGAATTTAAGGTTCGACCAAGAGGGTCGTGACAAGTTAATTAAAGGAATAAGCACCATTGCTGCGGCAGTAAAGTCCACACTCGGCCCTTCCGGGCAGACGGTGCTGATAGAATCGCCACACCACACGCACGGTATTACAGTTACTAAGGACGGTGTAACGGTTGCAAAGGCCGTTGACCTATTAGACCCCACCGAGAACCTTGCGGTTCGTATGATGAAGGAGGCGGCAGACAGAACGGCTACCTCAGCAGGTGACGGTACAACAACTGCCATTGTCCTGACCGAGGCTTTAGTCAAAGCAGGTATGGAGTACATCACTCCTGATATGAATAAGACGGAAGTTCTACGAGAGTTAGTCAAGCAAACGACAGTCATCTGTGATAACCTAAAGAAGAGCGCACGCAAGGTAACCAAGGGTAGGTTAAAGGACGTAGCTACAATCTCAGCTAACAATGACACTACCATAGGCGATATAATCGCAAAGGTGTACAAGGCCGTTGGCGAGAATGGTATCGTTACAGTTGACAAGAGCCAAACCTCTGAGACGTACTACGAGACTACAAATGGTATAAAGGTGGAGCGTGGATACACATCAAACCTATTTATTACCAACCACGAGAAGGACGAGTGTGTCCTTGAGGATACTCACATACTTGTGTCTGATGCTGAGATAAGTAATATACTTCAGATTGAAAATATTCTGAAACCAATTATCACAGAAGGTAAGAAGCTACTCATTATCGCACCGTGCTCCAACAACGTCAACAACACGCTTGCAGCAAACAAGATGAAGCGTGACCTAAAGATATGTACCATCAACCCGCCATCGTTTGGATACAAGCAGCACGAGTTGATGCAGGACATTGCAGTTAGTGTAGGTGCTACATACTTCAGCGAGAAGACAGGTGACGACCTAAGCCACATTACATTTGAGGACCTCGGCTACGCATCACGTGTAACGGTAAGCAGAGATGATACTGTTATCATTAAAGACTCTGACACTACAGGTGAAGCGGTTGATGAGAGAGTAAGTCAGCTTTGGGCAGCACATAAGAATACAAACAAGAAGGCAGACAAGGATTTTATCCTTTCACGAATCGCCTCCCTTACGGGAGGGATAGGTGTTATCTATGCCGGTGGACAAACAGACCTTGAGCAGAAAGAGTTGTATGACCGCATCGATGATGCAGTATGTGCAGTACGCTCAGCACTTGAGGAGGGAATCCTTCCGGGTGGAGGGGTAGCACTATACAACGAGGTTAACAACATACTAAAATTAGGAGATAAATGTGTGGTTGCTAAAATTTTATCGAGTGCACTTCGTGCACCTTCAAATCAGATTTGTGTCAACGCAGGAAAGGATGAGTTCTTTTATGAGTGGGAGAAACCATACCACTACGGTCTTAATGTAAAGACAGGTGAATATGGTGATATGTACAAGATGGGCGTTATTGACCCATTGAAGGTAACGAAGAACGCACTACAAAACGCAGTATCAGTTGCGGTAACTATTCTATCTACTAACGCTATTATTACAATGGCAAGAACTTACGAAGAGAAATGAAAACGAGATTTAAAAAATGGTTAACAGTCTTAGCAAATAGATGGTTAGATAGTCAACAGATTGAGAAAGACCTTTAAACAAAAGAGAAATGAAACCAATAGGTAATTATATTTTAATAAACATAATAGAAGAAGAGATTGAAACCGCATCAGGATTAATCTTATCAGGAGAGGAAGCTAATCAGCTTAGGTATAAGAAGGCAGAAGTCGTTGAAGCCGGCACAGATGTTAAGGTGATAGCATCAGGTGATACTATCTACTACGACAGTCGTGCGGGATATACGATGATGATTAACTCAGACTCTTATACCATTATTCGTGAGACTGATGTCGTTGTTGTTTTATAAACGCATTCATCTCTAATATCATATTGCGATATACCTTATCGGTATACGATACATTCTTTAAGAACATAGGATTTACAGAAGGGCTAACGGGGATTTCTTCCCCGTTTAGTTTTTTATACATACTACCTATCATACGTCTTCCTTTGTACGAAATTTCGTACAATGCTTTTTTGTGGCCGGACCTTTTACGGAAGACGGTAATCCAACCATCACGTAGTAGCTTGTCAAATCTGTTTACATCCCAAGACAGTAGTTCATCAAACTCATTGAACTTGTCCTTACTAAAGTATTTTTCAGAATAAAGGAATAGGAGCATATCAAGTTCTCCTGTCGAGATTCCATACTTAGCTTTTACAAAATATCTTATAACCCTCCAATATTTTAAGTAGTCGTTCGGTGGAGGCTTCCTGTAATTTCCCATCAAATTAAATTCATATCTTTGTAGCAAAGATACAAATTATGGCAGATAAGGGTAAAAAGAAGGATAGTAAGAAGTATACCAAGGGAGATATATCTGATAACAAAATAGACTTAGACCAATTCACGTTTAAGAATTCAGATGTTACAAAGTGGAGCAACACTAACTATTCATTAAAAGAGCAGACCTCTACCCCTACATTAAAAGGTATGGCTCAGCTCGGAAGCACCAAGTCTCCTATTAACTACTATAATAAGAAACGCAGAACTGCGGGCAGTAGATTTAGAAACAGAAGAGGAAACGCATAAAAAACAAAAAAATGAATAAAGCAATAAAACCTTATTTCACAGGAGCAAATAAATCAATGGGTGGCAAACCTGAAAAGTTTGGATTACCATCGAACAAACAAATTTCAAATAGCGTTTACGCTTCTTGTGGTAAAAAGAAAAAGTAATGCCTAAAGATGCTTGCTATAGAAAAGTAATGAAGAGTTACGGTAAGTGGTCAGCACGTGCTGCACAGGCTACCGCTAAGTGTCGTAAGTCAAAAGGAAAGGTTCGCAAATCTAAAGCAGGGTCTAATCTAAAAAGATGGACTGCCGAGAAGTGGATAGATACAAGAACGGGGAAACCTTGTGGCACAGGAAACAAAAGCGAATACTGTAGACCATCAAGAAGAGTGTCTTCAAAGACACCGGTTACAAAGTCAGAGATGTCTAAAAGCACGCTAAGAAAAAAGCAGGCAGAAAAAGCGAGGATTGGAAAACAAGGAGCAGGTGGAAAAAAAGTTAAATCAGTTAGAAAAAAGAAATAATGAGTTGTAAAGGATTAAAAGGACAGGCTTTAATGGATTGCAAGGCAAGACAAAAAGCAACAGTAACTACTGCTTCATTAAGCAGAGTGAAGAATGACAAAGTGAAAAGAAGCAGCCACTCTACTATTGTAAGCAGTAATCGTATATTTAAAAAAACAGTAAAGGGAGAGAAGGTAAAAAGAAAGTCGTACACGTTACAGGATGATGGAAGTTTGAAGATAGCAAAGAATACTTCTTCAAATCCAAGGGGAAGTGTAAGAACTATCAAGAATACTAAACGAGCATCAAGAATATTTAATAGAGCAACAAAAAGACTTAATAAGCAACAAAATCGTTTTAATAATAAAGCGAAATCATAATGGCTGATAAGAAAAAAATGAAATGCAATGTCGTGAAAGCAAGCGACAGGGCGGGTAAGAAAAAAATGGTTAAGGCTTGTGCTAACGGCAAGGAGAAATTAATTCACTTTGGCGCAAAGGGCTATGGTCATAACTATTCTGCTGCCGCACGCAAATCATTTAGAGCACGCCACAAATGCGGAACTGCTACCAACAAGTTGAGCGCAAGATATTGGGCTTGTAAGAAGTTGTGGGGCGGTCCGGGTAAGAGTACGGCCTCTTCTCCTAAGAGCAAGAAAGGCAAGTATTAGACGAAAATTAATAATATATAAAAGCTATCTTTGTAGCAAACAAATAATTATGGGAAAGCTATTAGTAAAAGCAGGGCTATGGATTCAAAGAGTGTGGTGTAAATTCCAATGCTCTTGGAACAAGTTAGTGTCTAAACTTATGTTTAAGACAACGGACTGCCCTTATAAGCTATGCACTTGTAAAAAATAAAATGATATGAAATCTAAAGGGTTAGGAGATACGATTCACAAAGTAACATCAGCAACAGGAATTAAGAAGGTTGTTGATACTGTCAGCAAAGCAACAGGCAAAGATTGCGGTTGTGGGAAGAGACGTAAGACCCTTAACGAGTTGTTCCCTTATAACCATAATAAGGAATAAAATGACTATGTCAGATTTAAAAATATATTTTTTAAACGCAAGCGCATTCGCCTTGTCGTACTCGCAGATTGATATGATATTAAAAATAATGTTGTTGGTATTATCCATTGGATATACTGCACAACGTTGGTACTTGTTAGACAAGGAGCGTAGAAAAAAAAATAATGAGGGCAATAAATAAAATTATTGTTCATTGCTCAGCAACACGAGAGGGGCAAGATATAAGTACAGAAACCATTAAAAGATGGCACGTAGATGGTCGAGGATGGTCAGACATCGGATATCATTATGTGATTCTATTAGATGGCCGAGTTGAAATCGGCAGACCTATTATCAGGTCAGGTGCTCACACCATTGGACAAAATAAAAATAGCATAGGTATTTGCTATGTCGGAGGTGTAGAAGAAGATGGTAAGACACCGAAAGATACAAGAACAGAAGAGCAAAAGAAGAGTTTAACTAATCTGCTGATTACTTTAAAATCAATCTATGGTGATGATGTAAAGATTCACGGCCATAGAGATTTTGCAGCGAAAGCCTGCCCAAGTTTTGATGCTACGAAAGAATATAAGTTTATATGAAGAAGATATTAGATTGGTTCGGGGGAAGCGTTGTAAAAGACATTATGGATGGCTTGGACAATCTATTCACTTCTAAAGAAGAAAAAATTGCTGCCAAGGCAGCAATTCAGAAAATGCTTTTAGATAAGCAGCTTGAGTTGCAGAAAATGCAAACTGATGTTATAATCACAGAAGCAAAAGGTAATTGGCTACAAAGAAGTTGGAGACCTATTCTTATGTTAGCTTTTGGATTTATAGTTATATATGTAAAGTTTATCGCTCCACTATTCGGATTACCCATACCCCCACTTGAAAATGAGTTTTGGAACTTATTACAATTAGGTATTGGTGGATACGTTATTGGACGTACCGGAGAGAAGATGATTAAGACTTACTCCGAAAAAAACTGATAATTAAAATCAGTACCTTTGTATTTTAAAACGAGGTTACATATATGGCAAGAATTAGCACATACCCAATAGACGAAGCAATATCAGGGGGAGACAAGTGGATTGGCTCTGATGCTGCGTTTGCTAATGCCACAAAGAATTTTACAGTAAACAAAGTTGCCGCATTTTTAAATTCGGCAAATAAGATTGAATCTCAATCTTTAATGTACAGGTATCAGGATTGGCAAACGGGTGATTTAAGGGATAATGGTACAATTTCATTTACAAATCCACAATCGAGTGAGACAGTACCATTCAGCAGTATTACAGATTTAAAGTTTAGTCAGTATACATTGGCTATGGCTCAGGTAGAAACTTTTTACACCTCACCTCTGATAGGTGCTTATGTGCTTATTACAAAGGCGAGTAATGTATCAGATTGGGCTATATATAAGTGGAACTCATCTAACCAAGATATAAATGAACCGTTGTTTTACGACATCGGTTTAACACACGTTTCAAGTAATGGCGTGTTTAAAAAGAACGAAGAATATTTCTTATCTTTGTTGCAGCTAAATTCAATTGGGCCTTCACCAATACCTGACAAGAATTTTGTATACGTTCAAGGTACTCCTTCTGCGGTTTGGGTGGTGAACCATAACTTAAATAAATATTGTTCTGTATCCGTTGTAGATAGTGCGGGTACTGAAGTATTAGGCACTATCGATTACAATAGCTTGGACACAGTAACAATAACATTTAGCGCTCCGTTTTCGGGCGAGGCGTATTTTAACTAAAAGAAAAAAAATAAGTTATGGCAATTAGGTATTTAGACAATTTAAACTTAGAGGAGAATCAGTTATTAAACGCCTCCTTACAACAGGTAGCCTCCGACCCTACGGGATTTGCGGGGCAAATCATTTTCAACACAACAAGCAAAACATTTAAGTATTACTCAGGTAGTGCTTGGATTGAGTTAGATGGAAGCGGTGACATCGCAGGTGTGACTGCCGGTACAGGTTTGTCCGGTGGTGGTACATCAGGTACGGTTACTGTTAGCGTTGATTACTTAGGTAGTGACAACATTATTCTTTCCGCTCCTGCAGCACCTGCAGTTGTAGATACGGACCTTATCATTATTAGTGATGAGACTGATAGTAATGTTAAAAAGACTGCTATATCAACTCTTCCATTTACAGATAACACAGGTACAGTAACTTCTGTTGGTACATCAAGCGGTACGTTTGTTAGCGTAACCGGTGGTACTATTACAACTACAGGAACTATTGGCGCTGACCTTAGTGCAACAGGTACTGCAAACAATACAACATTCCTTAGAGGGGATAACGTATGGGCTTCTATTCCGGGCGGATATCAGAGTTGGACATTAGGTGCTGATTCAGGAACTGCTGATAGCATTGCTAATAAAGACACGGTAAATATAAAAGGTGGTGTAGGTTTATCATCAAGTATTTCAACCGCTACAACAATATCTGATATAGTAATTGACTTAGATAATACCGCAGTTACTGCGGGTAGCTATACTCTTGCAAGCATCACCGTTGATGCTCAAGGTCGTATTACTGCAGCAAGCAATGGTAGTGCGGGTTCAATGACATCTTTCAGCGTAGCAGGTGATAGCGGTACTGCGCAGACCATTACTAATGGTAACACATTAACTTTCGTTGGTGGTGAAGGTATTGATACCTCAGCATCAGCAACAGATAAAATAAACATTGTACTTGACCTTACGGAACTTCCTGCAAGAACTGCAACGATAGACCCTAAGACAGATTATTTAATTGGATTATTTGATAAAGGAGCAGACCAAAACAAAACGTTTATTAAGGACCTTACTCTTAGTATGTTTGGAGCACCAACTGCTGACTTAAGCATTGCTTCAAATAAACTTACTGACGTTACTGACCCAACTGCGGCTCAGGATGCTGCAACTAAAAACTATGTAGACACTACGTTTGCAGGCTCAGGTGCTCTTATCTTCCAAGGAGGATATGATGCAACTACTGCTGCTCCTTCTGTGGGAGTTAAGAAAGGTTGGACCTATGTTGTTACTGTAGCAGGCTCAGGTGTTCCTGCAGGATTTTGGAGTCCTACATTAGAGGTTGGTGATTTAGTTATCGCTAATATTGATGCTCCAAAGACTGCAGCAGATTGGACAGAAGTAAACAAAAACATTGACGTTGCAACCGCAACAGTTCAAGGTATTGCAAACTTCCCAACTGCAGGTGGATTAAGTGTATCAAGCGGTGCGGTTAGCTTACCTAACGTTGTTACTGCGGGTAGCTTTGGTTCTGCAACGCAAACACCAAGTGTGACTGTAGATGCTAAGGGACGTGTAACGGCTATTTCTAATACATCAATTCAGATTACCTCATCACAGGTGACAAACTTCTGTGATGATGTTGAGGTTTGTATTAAAAGTAGAAATGAGTTTGTAGCCACAATCGGTGATGGTGTGACAATACCTTGGAGAGTTAATCACAACTTAGGAAGTCAAGACGTTATGGTTGAGGTTTATGATACCAAAACATTTGAGACGTTGATGGTAGGTGTTGTAAGGGTAGATGTAGATAATGTTGATATTGTGACTACTAAGCCACTACCACCAAACGGAGCAAGAGTCTTGATTAAGCAGATTGGATAAAATAAAATAAATATATGTCGTCAATAAAATTCAAAGATGGAATTGATGTTGACGGGACGATGACTGTAAATGGTAACGAGATGGGGGCTAACGCCTTCACCTCGACTACCATTCCTACAAACAATAATCAACTCGTTAACGGAGCGGGGTTCGTAACAAGTAGCGGTAACACAACTATCGGTACAGATACAAACCTCAGCACCTCAGGTGCTAATGTAGTAAAATCACTCACACTAACTGATGGTGTTATTACGGGGCACACAACGAGGGTATTGACATTAGGAGACCTTGGTTATACAGGCGCAACTAATGCAAACTACATAACCAACAACAATCAGTTAACTAATGGTGCGGGCTACATTACTCTATCTCAAGTACCGAAAGAATCTGATACTTTAGCTACAGTTACAGGTAGAGGTTCTACAACAAATAGTGCCCTTACTTTAAATGGTAACGTAACATTAGGTAGTCAGGCTGATTTAATATTTAAAGATTTAGGAGGAACTTTCCCAACATCGGGTAAAGGTTTTGATTGGACCTTAAATAATGATGGGGCAAGGATTTATGCGTTTCAACCAAAGAGCGACTCAATTGATTTTGTTTTTGAGTTAAGAGATAATGCAACCCTTAACGATAGGTTTGTATGGCACGTTAAAGAATGGCAGGGAGTAGAGGCAGATAGATATCCTCTTATTATTAGAGGTGGTACTCAGTTTGATTTAGTAGATTCAGATTTATATACCAATGGCTCTTTAAGGCTTTCTAACTTAGGTGCTTTAACAAATGTTACAAACACCAATTGGGATAGCGCTTACAATAACCAAATCACAAAGCTTGCAGTTACAGGAACAACAACAAAAACATTAACCGCTACTCAGCAAGATGGTGGTACTCTTACTGCATCTTGGTCTGACAAGGATAGTACACAGGACTTAGCCATATCAGGTACAACACTAAGCATTAGTGGGGGTAACTCTGTAGAAGTGCCAACCTCTATTGGCCCTCAAGGGCCTAAAGGAGATACGGGTGCTAAAGGTCCTCAAGGTATTCAAGGGGAAACGGGTGCTAAAGGAAGCACGGGTGCTCAAGGTCCTCAAGGTATTCAAGGAGCGACAGGTCCTGCCGGTGCTAAAGGAAGCACGGGAGCTAAAGGAGATACCGGTAATGGCATAGCTAAGACGGCTCAGGTTGGGTATAACCTTGTGTTAGATTACACAGATGGTACTCGATTTGAAACCACAAGCCTACGTGGTGCAACAGGAGCACAAGGCCCGAAGGGTGATACCGGGGCAGTTGGTGGTGTAGGTCCTCAAGGTCCTCAGGGACTTAAGGGCGCTACAGGTGCTCAAGGTCCTCAAGGTATTCAAGGGGAAACCGGGGCTGCCGGAGCGACAGGGCCACAAGGACCTGCCGGGCCAAAGGGTAGTACAGGAGCGAAGGGCGATACAGGAAATGGAATCGCTAAGACTGCGCAAGACGGATACACCTTAGTATTAGATTACACGGACGGAACAAGATTCCAAACCACAAGCCTTCGTGGAGCGACAGGCGCAGCAGGCGCTACCGGAGCAAAGGGTGATACCGGAGCAGCAGGAGCAAAAGGTGCAACGGGCGCAGCAGGTGCTACAGGTCCGCAAGGACCAATAGGTTTAACAGGTCCTGCGGGGGCAAAGGGTGATACCGGAGCAAGAGGTCCTGCAGGAGCAAAAGGTGATACAGGAGCAAAAGGTGATACAGGTTCTCAAGGACCTATTGGATTAACAGGACCAACAGGACCGCAAGGACCTGCCGGAGCAAAAGGAAGTACAGGTGCAGCAGGTGCGGATGGTTCTGATGGAGCAACAGGACCTGAAGGACCGCAAGGACCGAAAGGAAGTACGGGTAGTACAGGTGGAGTAGGTCCTCAAGGACCTGCCGGAGCGAAAGGCGATACAGGTGCTGCAGGTGCAACAGGGGCAAGAGGCCCTGCGGGTGCTGCCGGTGCAACGGGTAACGGGATTGCCAAGACTGCGCAAGTTGGGTACAATCTTGTATTAGATTATACGGACGGAACAAGGTTCGAGACAACGAGTTTAAGAGGGGCAACCGGGGCTAAAGGTTCAACCGGGGCTGCAGGAGCAGCAGGCGCTACAGGACCGCAAGGTCCTAAAGGAGACACAGGCGCTGCCGGTGCAACAGGAGGTGTAGGCCCTCAAGGACCTAAAGGAGATACCGGTGCTGCCGGGGGAACAGGTCCTCAAGGACCTAAAGGAGATACAGGCGCAGCAGGTGCAACAGGGGCAAGAGGCCCTGCCGGTGCTGAGGGTTTGCCGGGGGCTAATGGAAAAGATGGAGCGACAGGACCGCAAGGACCTGCGGGTTCAAAAGGAGCGACAGGAGCGACAGGAGCTACAGGACCACAAGGACCTGCGGGTTCAAAAGGAGCGACAGGGGCTACAGGACCACAAGGACCACAAGGACCTGAAGGACCTGAAGGACCTGCCGGAGGAGGATTCCCTGTATCCTTAAATTTCAATAGGGACACTACTATTAGTAGGATAGATGTTTCTGAAGGAGAAGGTATTGCGGTAGTTAGATTAGCGGATGGAAGTTCCTTTAATCTTTTAGTACAACAACCAAGAAGATAAATAATGGGTTAGATAATAATTATTATCTTTGTAAAAATTAAACAATTCAATAAAATGGCAAAATTGACAAAGCAGGAGTTAGAGAAAGTACAAAAATTGGTAAACGATTTTAACGCTTTGAAGGTACAACTCGGTGATACGGTAATCACTCAAAACAATCTTCTAAAGAATATTGAGGAATTAAAGATTCAATACGCTTCTGAAGAGGCAGTATTAATCGATAAATACGGAAAGGATTCTGTAATCAACGTTCAGACGGGCGAGATTTCACAGAAGCCTTCTGAAGAACAAACAGAATAAATGGGAAAGATTAGCACATATTCGATTGACGCATTACCTACGCTGAAAGACAAGGTAATCGGAAGTGATTCCGATGATAGTTTAGTAACTAAAAATTATTTACTTAGCGACATCATTGGTCTCGTTGAGACACCAACCCTACAAGAGGTATTGGACTCAGGGAATATTGCTACTCAAGATATTATTTTAAAAGGAGTTGTTGACACCGAACAGTTAAGTGTTGGTGTTAGCGCCTCCTTTGCAGGTACTGCAAGCTTTACAAACAATGTTCTATTTGATGTTGGTTATGTAGAACTGCAGGGCGGTGTAAAAGATTCTACGGGTCAGTATGGAACTGCAGGTCAGTTCTTGCAAACAAATGGTAATTTAGTAGAGTGGGTGACACCACCACCATTCCCGGCTGATTTACAATCTGTTCTTGACACAGGTAATACGGCTAAACAAGACATTAATCTTATAGGCAACATAAACCTTCAAGGAGATTTAGTTCAATCTGTAGGTAACACTCAGCTTATTGATTTAGTAGTAAAAGGAAAATCAATATTTGAAAATTCTGCTGAGTTTCAAAAAGAAATAGTAGCCTTAGGACCTATACTCGATAACGGTGGCAATCCGGGGACTCAGGGCCAAGTGCTTGTATCTACAGGCGTTGATGTTAAATGGGTAGACAATGTTGTTGTAAACCAACCAACATTTACTAAGGTTTTAGAAGCCTCTTCTTTTGCAGACCAATTGCCTACAGGACAAAACGCGCCACTACAGATTGAGTTTGGTGCTAATCAACAAACCCCTGAGGTTGACCTACTTCCAACAGGTGAAGTTAACTTCCTTGTTGATGGAACTTATTTCTTTGAAGCGTTTGGTAATGTAGAAAGAAACGGCAACTCAGGTGGGGTTGCTATGGTGATGTATCGTATACTTCTTAATGGAACGCAGTTAGGAATAACAAGAGGTGTTGACATTAATAGTGTAGGTATTATGATACCACTATCAGTATCTGAACCTATCAATGTTGTTGCAGGAGATGTTCTTACATTTGAGATATTAAGAGATGCAAGCGGTGTCAACCAAGGTGGGTTATATGCTCATCAAGTTGCAGGTGGAGTTTGGTCTACAGTACCTTCAGCATCCATTTCAGTTTGGAAGCTGACTTAAAATATAAATAAAATGGATATAAGAAAAATCAGCATAGGCCCTGATTACAAGTCGGGAGCAATGCACTATATAGTTAATCAGGAAATTTTAAATGGCACTCACAAGATTCATCTTATTAGATATGACCAAGAGTCAGACTCTATAAAGATTTGGATTGAAAGCGATAGAGAAGAGATACTTTTATGGAAAGAGTTCACAAGCACTATGCCTATCTCTATTGAGTACAATATAAATTTCTAATGATATGACAAAGGAAGGGAAGCAAGAGATGCTCATTCATTTAGAGCAGCTAAAAGCAGAGAAATTAAATACCGATGACTTTGGTGAGCAGATGGAAATTGCTGACCAAATTCACGCAATAGAAATGAAATTGAACGGAGTTAAACCAACGGATTCTTACTTTGAATGTGAAGGTTGTGGCTCATAAAAAACAATATGCGGTCTCCATTTTACTTTATAGTAAGCCCCAAGAAGGGTAAGCGTTATGATAACACCAAAGATATAGGTGGGGTAGAGGTTATAACTTCTACATCAGAAGAGGATTTTCGATTTGCGAATCGAGAAGCTATAGTAAAAGAACTTCCGTTAGGATATCAAGGTCCGATAAAAGTTGGTGATACACTACTTGTTCATCACAACGTATTCAAGTTTTACAACGACATTAAAGGAAGGAGAAAGAGTGGTAAGAGTTTCTTTAAGAATGATTTATTCTTTATTGAACCTGACCAATTCTTTATGTACCATAATGGTACACAATGGAATGCCTATGACAGGTATTGTTTTGTAGAACCAATTCCCGTACAAAATTCGTATATTTATAAAAACACTAAGGAAGAACCTCTTATGGGTTTGATTAAGTATCCAAATGAATACCTAATTAGTAAAGGTATAAACAAGGGGGATATGGTTTGTTTTAGGCCTGATAGTGAATATGAGTTTACGGTAGAAGGTGAGAAGTTGTATAGGATGTTTGACCATAGCATTACAATGAAATTATGACAACAATATTCTTAACTGACGTATTCGAAAACCCTGACAAGTATGTTGATGATATAAAGCAGAAAGGCTTTACTGATTTTAAATCAGGAGATAATGTTTTTAAAAACGTTCAAGAGTTAGAGAGAGATGATGTTGTGAAAGCTATAGAGTCTTTATTGGGGGCAAAGCTTGTTTTGAGTTTTGCGAGAATGTCTCCCTTAGGTCAAGAAGAACCTAACTTTATACATAAAGATGATATGCACGGTGATTACACCGCTATATTATATTTGAATAAAACGTATCCAAGTGGATACGGAACAACACTATACGATGATGATGATAATGAGATATTAGTTTGTAAAGCAAAGTACAATTCTCTTTACATATTTCCCTCAATTGTAAAGCATTCAAGAAATACTTTACAGAACTTTGGTGAAGGTGATGATGCAAGATTAGTTCAGGTTATGTTTTTTAAGATTTAAAAAATGAAAAAAGACAAGTGGGTGTTTTTCGAAGATAGTTGGAATGAGCACGATGGTAGCCCAATTCCTTTTAAAAAAGAAAAAAGATTTAGAAGTGAATTCAAAAGAAACAAAATTAAAAATAATAGAGGCAGGTCACAGGGCGGTGGAGCAGCTTATAAAGGTGGCGAAGGAAGCGATTATTAAACACGACCCTGAAGACGACCTATCTGCTGACAGGTTAAAGAATGCAGCAGCAACAAAAAAGTTAGCAATCTTTGATGCGTTTGAAATCCTAAACAGGATTGAGGCAGAGAAGGAAGCTATAGAGTCTATGGAGAATGGCTCTAATAAAGTAGATACTAAACAAGGGTTTGCAGAAAGAAGGTCTAAATAGTTTATATAGGATTGTACAAGATTACGTACCTAAATCCGTACTCACCAACAAGAATAAAGCAAAGAGTTGGAAGTACGGGTATGATGAAACCTATGACCTTATTGTAATATCAAAAGACGGAACTTTAGGGGAGGTTATAGAAATACAAAACTTAAAAATAGGTTTACCTCTTGCTCCTAAAAAGTGTCTTCAAAGACACTCTAAAAAAGAGAATCAGTATTGGGAAAGAAAAGAACTACCCAAAGAACTGAGTAAGATTCAATCTATATTTCAATGGAATGATATGCCCAAGGAATTTAAAAGCCGTTGGGTTGATTATATTGAAAATGAGTTTGATTACCGTGAGGACGGATGTTGGTTTATGAATAATGGAAAGCCTACATACATAACCGGTAGCCACTATATGTATCTTCAATGGACATCTATTGATGTAGGATATCCCGATTACAGAGAGGCTAACAGATTACTTTATATTTTTTGGGAGGCTTGTAAAGCAGATAAAAGGAGTTTCGGTATGGTCTACTTAAAAATTAGACGTTCGGGATTTTCTTTTATGTCTTCATCAGAGTCTGTAAATACGGCAACACTTGCAAAAGATGCGAGGGTTGGTATATTATCTAAGACAGGTTCTGATGCTAAGAAGATGTTTACAGATAAAGTAGTTCCTATAAATAGTAGGTTGCCATTCTTTTTTAAACCTATTATGGATGGTATGGATAAACCTAAAACAGAGTTAGCTTATCGTGTACCGGCATCTAAGATTACAAAGAAAAATATGTTTGACTCAGATGCTGAGCAAATAGAAGGATTGGACACCACTATAGATTGGAAGAATACCGATGACAACTCATATGATGGTGAGAAGCTTTTACTATTAGTACACGATGAGAGTGGGAAGTGGATAAAGCCCAACAATATTTTAAACAATTGGCGAGTAACAAAAACCTGTCTTAGGTTGGGTAGTAAAATTATAGGTAAGTGTATGATGGGTTCTACATCTAATGCATTAGCAAAAGGTGGAGATAACTTTAAAAATCTATATACTAATTCAAATGTGTTATCACGAAACGCAAATGGTCAAACTAAAAGTGGAATGTATTCACTTTTCGTTCCAATGGAATGGAATATGGAGGGCTTTATAGATAGATATGGGATGCCTGTATTTAGAACTCCTAAGACTTCTTTGTTAGGAATTGATAACCAAATTATCAATCAAGGTGCTATTGATTATTGGGAAGCAGAGGTTGATTCATTAAAGAATGATGCCGATGCCTTGAACGAATTTTATCGTCAGTTCCCAAGAACTGAGTCACACGCATTCCGTGATGAGAGTAAGCAATCAATATTCAACCTAACCAAGATATATCAACAAATAGATTACAACGATTCTTTAATAAAGGAGCATCACATTACTCAGGGTTCTTTCCATTGGAAAAACGGAATCAAAGATAGTGAGGTTGTGTTTTCTCCAACAAAGAGTGGTAGATTCTTTTTAAGTTGGATACCAAGTACGAGGGTAAGAACTGCCCCTGTAGTTAAGAACGGGGGTAAATTTCCTCCGAATGAACATATAGGCGCATTTGGTTGTGACTCATACGACATATCAGGTGTTGTTGGTGGGGGTGGTTCTAACGGTGCACTTCACGGACTGACTAAGTTTAATATGGATGATGCTCCAAGTAATCATTTCTTTTTGGAGTACATAGCAAGACCACAGACTGCAGAGATATTTTATGAGGACGTATTGATGGCTTGTGTTTTTTATGGTATGCCTATCTTAGTTGAGAATAACAAACCAAGATTGTTGTATCACTTTAAGAATAGAGGATATAGAAACTATTGTATGAATAGGCCGGACAAACACAAGAACAAACTATCTAAAACAGAAAGAGAACTTGGGGGTATACCAAACTCAAGTGAGGATGTAAAGCAGGCACACGCATCTGCTATTGAATCGTATATTGAGAAGTATGTAGGTGTGGATATGGAGGGTACATATAGGGCCTCTGATGAGATGGGGGATATGGTCTTTACAAGAACTCTTGAGGATTGGGCGAAGTTTGATATTACCAACAGAACCAAGTATGATGCAAGTATATCTTCAGGCTTAGCGATAATGGCTTGTCAAAAGAACATATATCAACCTCAGAAAAAACAGTCAAAAATAAACATTAACTTTGCAAGGTATAATAACAAGGGAACAACAAGCGAAATTATTAGATGAAAGATGTTAAGGTAAACATAACATCGACAGGGTTTCCAAGTCAATTTGTTTCTGATGCAGAAAAGGCATCAGATGCTTTCGGTTTACAAATCGGGCAAGCCATTCAATATGAGTGGTTCAAAAAGGACGGGACACAATGTAGATTCTATGACCAATGGAGAAACTTCCATAGGTTAAGACTATATGCACGTGGCGAACAACCTGTTGGTAAATATAAAAACGAATTAGCAATTAACGGTGACTTGTCTTATCTAAATTTGGATTGGACTCCTGTACCTATTCTTCCTAAGTTCGTGGACATTGTGGTCAATGGGATGTCCGATAGATTATTTAAGGTTAAGGCTTATGCTCAAGATGCTATGTCTCAATCTAAGAGAAGCAAGTATCAAGATATGATTGAAGGTCAGATGCTTGCGAAACCTATGTTAGAGGTTATTCAAAAAAAGACAGGTGCTAATCCATTTACTATAGAGCCTGATGAGTTACCAAAGTCAGATGAAGAGTTGTCGTTATATATGCAACTCAACTATAAGCCTGCTATTGAAATAGCAGAAGAAGAAGCTATTAATACTATTCTTGAAGAGAATAAGTATATAGACTTAAGAAAACGTCTTGACTACGACTTAACTGTGTTGGGTATTTCTACTGCTAAACACGAGTTCCTTCCCGGAGCAGGAGTAGAGGTTAAGTATGTTGACCCTGCCAACGTTGTATATAGCTACACAGAAGACCCACACTTTAAAGATTGTTTCTATTGGGGTGAGATTAAAACACTTCCAATCACAGAACTAACTAAGATTGACCCAACGCTTACCAAAGAGCAGTTGGAAGAGATTGCCAAGAGTGGGCAGAGTTGGTATGACTACTACAATACTGCTCAGTATTATGATAACGATATATTCTATAGAGATACTGTAACCTTAATGTATTTTAATTATAAGACCACTAAAAAAATGGTCTATAAGAAAAAGATTAACGAGGAGACAGGAGCAACAAAAGTTATTCAAAAAGATGATACATTCAATCCACCACAAGAGATGATGGATGAAAACAACTTTGAGAAAATAGAAAAGACTATTGATGTATGGTATGATGGTGTAATGGTTATGGGAACTAACTACTTATTAAAGTGGGAGTTAGCCGAGAATATGGTTAGACCAAAGTCGACATCGCAACACGCATTACCAAACTATGTAGCAGTAGCGCCAAGAATGTATAAGGGTGTTATTGAATCTTTGGTTAGAAGAATGATACCATTCGCTGACCTGATTCAGATTACACACCTAAAGTTACAACAGGTTATTGCTAAGGTAGTACCTGATGGTGTATTTATAGATGCCGATGGTTTGAACGAGGTGGACCTTGGTACGGGTAACGCCTACAATCCTGAAGATGCATTAAGACTATACTTCCAAACAGGTTCTGTTATTGGTAGGTCTTATACGCAGGATGGTGAATTTAATAATGCAAGAGTTCCTATTCAGCAACTAACATCTAATTCAGGCGCATCTAAGACTCAAATGCTTATAGGCAACTATAACCATTACTTAAATATGATACGCTCTGTAACAGGCTTAAATGAAGCGAGAGATGGTAGTATGCCTGACCCTAACTCATTAGTTGGTTTGCAGAAGTTGGCAGCATTAAATTCTAATACTGCAACTCGTCACATTCTTGATGGTAGCTTATATATGTTTAGAAGTCTTTCAGAGGCATTAACGTATAGGATTGGTGACATATTAGAGTATGCTGATTTCGCAGATGATTTTGCAAATAAGATTGGTAAGTATAATGTAAGTATCCTTAACGACATTAAGGACTTATATATTTATGATTTCGGAATCTTTATTGAGGTAGCACCTGATGAAGAAGAGAAAGCACAACTTGAGCAGAATATTCAGATGGCACTATCGAAAGGTGATATTAACCTTGAGGATGCTATTGATATTAGAGAGATTAAAAACATCAAGCTTGCTAACCAATTACTAAAGGTTAAACGTAAAGCTAAACAAGACAGAGAAGAGCAGATGCAAATGCAGAAGCAAGCAATGCAATCTCAACAACAATTAAAATCTCAAGAGATTGCTGCTCAGTTAGCAATGAAGAAAATAGAAATGGAAACTCAGGCTAAGATACAGATTCAACAGTCAGAGATTCAAAACCAAATTACGAAGCTGCAGCAAGAGGCAGAACTGAAGTCCATTCTTATGGATAAAGAGTTCCAAATAAATATGCAGCTACGAGGTATGGAGGTTGGCGCTTTACAAGAGCGTGAGAAAGAAAGAGAAAAGGCTAAGTCGAGTAGAATTAGTCAGCAGAATACAGAACAGTCAAAGCTTATTAATCAGAGAAAGAACAACCTTCCTCCGATGAACTTCGAATCAAACGAGGATAGCTTAGATGGTTTTGATTTAGCTGAGTTCTCACCTCGATAAATGTCTAAATTTTTTATATTAAATTTGTAACTTAAATTAAACTCATATGGAATTAAAGGTAAGAGCCATTGATGGCATCGAGCAGAAGTCGGTTCAAGAAGTTGAAAA